TTACCGCCGGGGTGTAGCATCTATCGCGAGTACATCTGAAAGCGAAGGACAACAGGCAACAACAGGCACGGACGAGTGGAACGGAAACGTACTCCAGATTCCCGGCAGAGGCAGAGGCGCCGCACAGGCTCCGATCCCTCCGAGTGTCGGCGGAATGAGTGGACTGTCGATTCCGAGCCATCTTCTTCCGCGATAGAAACAGGTGAGTTGTGCCAGGTCTGCTGGATCACAAGGGCAATCCGATCAGTTCTCAGTCCGTCCGCTCCATCGTCAACAAGAAGGCACCCCCGCCGAAGTTCGGCGAAGCCTTCGGTGCGTGGGCCGGACGAGACACCGAGTTCATGACACTCCCCGGCGGGGGCGTCGTCCAGTTCGATCTCAGCAGGCTGACCGTCGCTGACTTCCGAGCCATGCGTGACCACTACCAGGTCAACGCCTCTCTCGCTGTGCTCTCGTTCATGCAGCACCAGAGCGACTGGACGATCGAGTGCAAGGACAAGAAGATCGCTGACTTCTGCACCGAGCAGATTCAGAGCAACTGGACGATGCTCAACCGGATGATGAGCACGGCGAACTGGGCTGGGTACTCGCCTGCCGCGCTCAACTGGGAGAACGACACGGACAACCGTGCAGTCGTCCTTGACAAGGTGAAGGACCTCATTCCCGAGGAGTGTGAGGTCGTCTGGAAGCTCGTGGACGGGTGGGCACCGCCCGACAGGACACCCCCCAAGTACAAGATCTACGACGGCATCAAGCAGTACGGACAGCCGTACAACATCCCTGTCGAGAACAGCTTTTGGTACCCGCTCCTCATGGAGAACGGTGACTACCAGGGGCGCAAGCTGCTTCGCCCGGCGTTCACGAGCTGGTTCTTCTCGCTACTCATCCACCTTTTCGCCAACCGCTACTACGAGCGCTTCGGTGAGCCCACTCCCATCGGTCGAGCACCCTTCGACGAGCCGATCGAGATCTCGGAGACGGAGAGCGTCAACGGACGCGACTACATGCTGGGCGTTCTTCAGAGTCTTCGGAGCCGTTCGGTCGTGACGCTCCCGAGCCAGCGCAGCGAGAACGCGAACGGCCAGTCCAGCTTCGACTACGACATCGAGTACCTCGAGTCGCAGATGCGCGGCACGGACTTCGGTGCCTACCTTACTCGGCTGGACGAAGAGATCTCGATCGGCCTCTTCACGCCCATCCTCCTCCTTCGCACCGCCGACGTTGGCTCGTACAACCTCGGCGTCGGTCACATGCAGATGTACCTCTGGATGCTGAACGCGATGAACGACGACCGGGCGATGTACCTCGACAAGTACATCCTCCGGAAGATGGTCAACTACCAGTTCTCCGAGAAGGCGCCTGACGCCAAGATCAAGTTCCGCAAGCTCGGCAACACGAACACCGAGATGCTGAGCGCACTGATTCAGGCCAGCGTCTCCAACGGCACTGCGAACATCGACCCGATCGAGCTCGGGAAGCTTTCGGGCATCACGATCACCAAGGCCACGCCCAAGGCTGCCTCGCCCGCTGCGCCCGACGACGGGAGCGGGACGGGTGACGGGGACGACACCGATACGGGCGACGACGCCCCGGTCACGCCCGATCCTTCGGCCCGCATGGGTGCCACGACGGCGACAGTGAAAGCAATCGGGGATCGCGTGCGCGCTCAGCTCGATGCGGCCTTCAAGCGCAACGCAAAGCCCATCGACCTCAAGGTCAACATGGGCTACATGCGGAGTTTCGAGAAGTCACTCAACGCTGACGGCTTCCGTGGAGCCAAGAACCTCACGACCATGATGTACGCCAGAATGGACGCATGGCTCGAGGACACGCTGCCGATGGTGATCGACTCGAGCCTCTCCGTGGACGAGTTCATGGTCATCTTCGAGAACGTGATGGATCGTGAGCTCGAGATGATCTCGAATGTCCGGTAGCACGAAGGGGCAAGAGCTTCGGTGCTTCTGTGGCCGCAAGCCTCTCCTTGCGACCTACGGGATCGACAAGGGCGAGCTCTTCGTTCACATCCGAGTCTACAAGCAGTCTCGCATCTACGGCGAGGCAGTCATCAAGGGCGGCACTGTGAAGTTGCACTGCCGCGAGTGCCTCAGATGGCACACGGTCATCATGCGACAGCCGAAGACAGCTGAGTTGACAGAAGCAAGTGCGCCCTCGGAGGTCGGAGCCATCACGACCGCCGACCATGCTTGCGTACCGGAACCGACTACGGATAAGGTGTCCCCAACATGAACAAGAACCAGCTCGTCAACACGGCACACCAGCGCGCTGGTCTGTCGATGATGCGCTCTGCTCTCACGATGCGCAAGGAGCCGCCGAAGAGCGGTAACTGGTTCCGTATCGAGAACAAGAAGGCCGACGAGAAGACCCCGGCGAAGACCTCGGTTTACATCTACGACGAGATCGGCTTCTGGGGAACCACGGCCTCCGACTTCGTCTCCGAGATCAACGACATCGACGCCGACTCGTTCGACCTTCACATCAACTCCCCCGGCGGAGAGATCTTCGACGGTCTCGCGATCTACAACTCGATCCGCAGCCACAAGGCGAAGGTCACGGTACACATCGACGGGATCGCCGCCTCGGCTGCGAGCTTTATCGCAATGGCTGGGGACGAGATCATCATCGCTCGCAACGCCCAGATGATGATCCATGACGGCATGGGCATCGTCTTCGGCAACGAGGCGGACATGCTCAAGCAGGCCGAGGTTCTCGGCTCGCTCAGCGACAACATCGCTGACATCTACTCGCAGCGCGCCGGTGGTACTCAGGACGAGTGGCGTGGCCTCATGCGCGCCGAGACCTGGTACAACGGCAAGGAGGCGAAGGCTTCTGGCCTTGCCGATGTCGTCACAGACGTGGACGACGAGGAAGCTCAGAACCGTCTCAACCTGTGGGACATGGCGGGCTTCCACTACAGCAATCGGGGCGAGGCCCCGCCGCCCAGCGCAGTGCGGGCCACCGTGCTGAAGAACCGAGCCAAGGAGATCGCAGTGGGATTCCAGAACACCGCCGAGGACGAGCCGAAGGTCACGGAGGTCACTTCCCCGGCTCCCGTCACCGATCCCCCCACTCCCGACGAGGAGGAGAAGGAGGACGAGGGCACGGAGCAGGCTCCCGCTTCCGTCGAGGTCACTCCCGCCACTGGTCAGCCGGTCGTCGTGACTCCTCCGACCGACCGCGTGCTCATCAACGGCGTCCCGGTCAGCGACATGAGTGCGATCAACAAGCACATCATGGCGCTGGAGGGCTTCCAGCGGGAGACGCAGGAGGCCAACCGCAAGGCCTTCATCGACAGCCTCTCCGAGTCCGGCAAGATCATGGCCTCGCAGATCGAGGGCATCACCCAGTTCTCGAACGAGCTCAGCCCCGAGCAGTACCTCGCCTGGAAGGCGACGTACGACCTCGTCCCGGCTCAGCCGATGTTCGCCCAGCACGGCAGCACGAACGAGCCGGTCCAGGTTCGCGCCGAGGTCGACGCCCAGGCGGAGCAGATCGAGACCTGGACCGACATCGTCAAGCGTCACAAGATGGGCGGGATGCCCGTCGACAAGATCAAGAACACGACGAGCTACAAGTCGCTCATCGCCGCAAACCCCAACTTCGTTCTCTGAGAGAGCAGGTCTTCACATGCCTTCCTTTACCAAGGGTGGGAGCACCGTCACCCCCTTCGGTCGCAACGAGTTCCTGCGTTCCACGCAGGATGTCAAGACCGAGTCCTACACCATCTCCGCGGCCTCGGTCCCGGCGCGGACCATCGACGGCTTCGCGCAGAAGATCGTCCAGCCGGGCACCGTCCTGGCCAAGATCACCTCGGGCGCCGAGGCTGGCAAGGTCGGCCCCTTCCAGGCTGGTGTGACCGACGGGCGGCAGACCCTCGCGAACATCGTCGGCCTGTGCCTGACCTTCCTTCCCTGGACGCTCCTCGAGCACGACACCGAGGTCTCGGCTGTCGTGCAGGCCACCGCCGTCCAGGCGTGGTGCAAGGAGCTCAACGCGGGTGGTCTCGAGATCACCCTCACCGACGCGACTGCCGACGCCATGCGCGGCGGCAAGCGCCTCCACGTCAACTTCAGCTGAGAAGGGCGAACTACATCATGGCTGACAGCCTGGATCGACTGATCCGCAAGGAGGTCTCGCTCGGGACCATCCGCGAGAAGGAGGTGCCCAACAACTTCGTGGGCCTGGCCCAGGTGGCCCCCTTCCTCGACGTGGACACGGACGACGTGATCTTCGACTACATCAAGAACCAGTACCAGGAGGGTCTGGCCCCGGCACGCGCCGAGGACGCCGAGGCCGAGCTGGCACAGAAGGACAGCCTGGCCTTCGGGCAGGGCCGCGCTTCCGTGATCGACTGGGCACTCAAGGACAAGTACACCGCCTCCGACGTGAGCCGGTACCGCGAGGACCAGTTCGTCGCCAAGGCCGTTCGCGGCCAGGTGCAGGCGGGTGCCACGCCGCTCGTCTTCACGGGTCGCACGACGGCCGACTTCGAGGCCCGCATGGCTCGCGACGACGCCTCGCGTCGCCGTCGGCTGGACAACCGGATCGAGCAGCTGATCATGACCGGTCTCGAGACCAGCGTGATCAGCTACAACGACGGCAAGATCAAGTGGACCGTCGACTACGGGCGTCCTGGCGATCAGTCGAACATGGCCCCGGCTGGCGGGCTCTGGAACAGCACGACCTGCGACCCCGTGGGTGACGTGCTGGCGATGAACCAGACGATGTATGACCGCTACGGCTTCACCTTCAAGAAGGCCTTTCTGTCGACGAAGATCGTCAACAACCTGTGGAAGTCCAACCGCTTCCTCTCGGCCCTCGGAATGCCCGTCGTCGGCGGCAGCCTGAACGTCCCGCTCGACCCGAACTACCTGGGCCTCAGCGGCTACACCCCCTCGGGTGCGCTCGCCGTCCTGAGTGCGGCGACCGGCGTGACCTTCACGATCTACGACGCGGTCCTGCGGACCCGTCCGGTCGGCTCGACGACCTCGACCAACACCCGGTTCACCTCGGAGAACAAGGTCATCTTCATGCCGGGTGACGGCGACCTGGGCGAGATCGACGACACCCAGATCGGCTTCGCCAAGACGCTGACCTCGCCGCACCCCGAGGGCAACTGGCAGTCGGGGTACTACGAGTGGGAGCAGGAGAAGGTGGACCCGTGGCTGCACGTCCGCGGCTCGGGCATCAAGGCCTTCCCCGTCTTCCCCTACATGCAGTACACGTCGACCATGACGGTCCTGCCCTGATCCACTGACGACGCCGGTGCCTGAGTAGAGATACTCAGGCACCGGCGAAGCCGCTCAAGCTTCGCAACCAGAAGGAGATCAGCATGGCAAAGCCTGCCGAGGGCGTCAGCTACACGCGGCCCTCCAGTCAGCTCGACAACGAGGCTCGCCTCGCCGTCGACAACGCCGTCACCGGCCCGCTCGTGGCCGAGAACCCGAACCCGAAGGCCGAGGAGGGTTTCGTCGGCGTCGGCTTCGAGTACCAGAACTTCGCCAACGAGACCGACAAGCCCCTGACCGCTGACGAGGGTGTCGACAAGGACCTCGAGCAGCTGTTCTCGGACGCCATCAAGGGCGAGCCGCAGCCCGGCCCGCAGGCGTACCAGGACAACTACAAGATCATCACGCGACAGGACGACGTGAGCGAGGCTCCCGCTGGCGACAACACCTCGGTCGCCGGTGGCCAGGCTCACACCACGTCGGAGGAGCCCGCCGACACCGAGGGCTCGTCCGTCAGCGGCGGTACCCCCACCAAGTTCTGAGCTTGACGAAGGAGCGTGACCATGCCGTCTGCAGTGTATTGCACAGTCGATGACCTCATGCTGGGTGACATCCAGGCCTCTGCGGCTCTGAGTCCCCAGAAGTACGTCAACGACGCTGCAGACGAGATCGACAGCAAGATCGGTTTCACTTACGAGACTCCGATCCCTGCCTACCAGGCTGACGGCATCACGCCCACGCCGCGCCCGGTCACGCTCCTTCTCAAGCGCCTCACCTCCCACCTCGCAACGGGTCGCCTCATCATGGCGGCGTACAGCGCACAGGAGGATGCAAGGCTCAACGCCTACGGGCAGAGCCTTGTCGATGAGGTCGATGCCACCATCGCTGCGATCATCTCCGGAGAGCTTCCCCTCCCCGGCGTGCCCGCCTCATCTACGCCGCTTCCTGGCGCAGGGGATGGCGAGTACGTTACTCCCATCGGTGCTGGCATCAACAACATCGACGCTTACTCACAGGTCGAAGCGTTCTACGGATACTTCAACCCGGCCAACCCGGCAGGGAGGTGGCCTTACCGTGGTTAGCATGGTGACGCTCCACTACGAGATCGACAACACGCTCGACGAGGTGATCGCCAAGCTCGAGATTGCAACGAGTGGCATCGCCATCGGCGGCGTCCTCCAGGCAGTTCTTCTTCCGTACCTGCAGCAGCGCGCTGCAAGTCGATTCTCAAGTGAGGGTGACGATGTCACTGGTCCGTGGGAGCCTCTCAAGCCTGCTACCGAGCAGTTCCGTGATGCGCAAGGTTTCGGTCGTGCTCACCCGATCAATCATCGAACCGGCGAGCTCGAGAACTACATCGTCGGGACAGCCGGAGCAGTCATCCCGACAGCGAACAGCGCGACGCTCACGTACCCAGGCAATCCGCCCTCGGGACGAGGACTGAAGGACAAGGTCAAGCGCGCACAGCAGGGCGACCAGCGCACGGTGGCGCGTCCGGTCCTTGGTGTGAACGAGGCTGACCTGATCTTCGCCGTGGCTGCGCTCGACACGATGTTCACTCAGGCGCTCAAGTGATCGACGGCGGCGTTCCTGTCTTTCCCAACAACGTGATCGAGCTCATTGCGATCCGTGCGGGACTCATCGACGACGACCTTCGCATTCTCAAGCGCCCCCTTCGTCCTACTGATCCTCGTCAGTCAGTCGGCGTATTCCCCTCGACCTGGAATCCGGTCGAGGACAGTTACGAGATGAAGGGAAGAATCGCAGGGGCCTCTGAGCCCCTCATGGGCAGGTACAACGTATCTGTCCAGGCCTTCGTTCGTGACTTCGACGAGACCCGCGGCCTTGCCGTCCACTCAGTGCTGTCGAAGCGGTTGCGATCCATGCTTTACAGGGATGCGTCCCTAGCCGTATCGTTGCGGGCGCTGGCAGTCGTGATGAACGGCAGTACCGAGCGTACTCAGAGGTACGGGGTCGGCACGGTTCGATACATCAGCAGTGAGATCGACGAGGACTTCCTGTACCTCAGCACCCTCGAGTTCTGGATAGAGACGGAGACGATCTAATGGCGATCAGCGACAAGGAGCTGCTGCAGAAGCAGCAGCACGTCGAGAAGCTGCGCGAGCAGCTCGCGACTGCAGAGAGCACCCGCATGGCGCGGGAGAACGAGAGGGGCAACGAGATCGTTGCCGTTCAGCTCGACGCCGAGGCCGCTCGCCTCGAGGCTCAGCTCGCCGAGGCCAAGCGCCTCGCGACCGTGAGTGCAGTGAAGGAGGGGGCATCCGGTCCCCTCGACGCGGCCCGCGAGGATCTCGCTTCGGCGAACGCCTACGCAGCCGCCCAGGACGCAGCCAAGAACGGTGGTAACAGCTGATGGGCTTCTCCAGTCAGTCGGGCCAGCTGATCCTTCGCACCCAGACGGCTCAGGGCACCTACAACGCAGACGTCGCCACTGGCGGCGTGGCGATGAAGACCAGGTCCGGTACCCTCGGGCCGTCGCGTGAGCTGCTCATCCCCGACCCCGAGATCGGCGGCGGTCGTGACGTGACCGACGCGCTCCTCGGTGCCGTCTCGTGGGCGGGTGACTACGAGTTCTACGCCCGTCCCGACTCGCTCGCCACGCTGCTGCGTGCGGCCCTCGGAACCGCAGGTGCCCCGGCCACCACGGCTGGCGTGACCACGCACACGATCACTCCCTCCGACTCCTCGCTGCCGT